TGTGCTTGGGAACGCGAATCCGTATCGCAACGTGATGGAATGGCTCGAGAGCGACGACGAGTACCGTCGCCAGCATCCGGGGATTGTCGAGGAGCTGCACGCCGCGGAGCGCACCGGCACGGTGAACCTGCTGAAATCAGCGGGGCCGGTGTCCGATCGGTATATCTTGTCGCGTGATCCAGCCGCGCTGATTGTCGGGCCTGGCGGCTCCGGCAAAACGATCGCAAGCTGCAAGAAGGCGCTGGTGTCGGCGACGCGCATCGGACCCGGACCTGACGGTGTGCGACGTTACGTGCTTGGAACCTGGCGCCAGAAATACATCAACGTGTGGCAGGCAACAATCCCCTCCTGGTGGAAGGTCTTTCCGCGCGAGACATTCCCGAAGTGGACCGGCGCCTCGCCGCGGCAGGCGGAACACACGGTCGAATTTGAGGACAGGTTCGGCCGCATCGTGCTCATCAATCGTTTCCGCGCGTTCTCCGACCAGGCCGACCCGGAGGACGTGCTCGGCAACGAGTTCACCGACTGCTACCTCAACGAATGGACGACGCTGCCGGAGGAGCTATTCATCGCGCTGGTCGATCGCGTCGGCCGCGAGCCGCCGATGTCGATCACCAAACGGGCAGGGCGCTTCTACGGCGACTGCAACGCGCCCGATGTGACCAGCTACCTTTACCGCGACTTTTTCGAAACCAAGAAACCCGGTTACGAGCTCTATCTGCAGCCCTCGGGCCTGGCGCCCGACGCGGAGAACATCGAAAACGTCGGGCGCGGCTACTACGAAAATTCGGAAAGGATCAACGCGCATCGGCCGTGGTGGATTCGCCGCATGATCCACGCCATGCCGGGCTACGCGCGAGCGAATGATCCGGTCTATCCGAAGTACGACGACGTGCGAAACCTATCGCGCGTCACGCTGCCGGTGTTCCCTGAGTTGCCGGTGATCGTCGGGTGCGACGGCGGGCTGACGCCGGCGGCCGCCTACTTTCAGGAAATGCCGAACGGGCAAATGCGCATCCTGGCGGAGGTGGCGCTCGAGCGCGGCGGCATGCGCGAGCTCGCGACCTCGATGCTGGCGCTCGAGGAAAACCGCTTCCGCGGTTGCTATTTCATCACCGTTTGCGACCCGGCGATGAACGCCGGCGACGACACGGAGGAGTCGAGCGACCGCGCCAGGCTCTCAAGCTATCTCGGGCGCGAGGTGGAGCAGGCGCCGACGCAAGACCTCGGCGCGCGCATCGACGCGGTGAATACCAAGTTTGACCTGACGCTCGATGAGGGCCGACCAGGTCTAATGCTCGATCCATCGTGCAAGGTGCTTCGCCGCGGGTTCAATCAGACCTTCCACTATCGCCGCGTCGCCGGCACCAACGACCGCGGCAACATCGCCAAGACCTTCGACGGGCATGTGCAGGAGGCGCTGCAGTACGGCGGCCTAGAGTGCGGCACGTCGCGCGCGCGCATGCGGGTGCAGGACCAGCAGGCGAAGCGCCGCCGGCGGCTCGAGGCGAACCGCAACGCCGGGCGCTACAACCCTGTGAGGCGAGCATGGGCCTGATCGCTGTGCCGGCCGACGAATACTGCGTGAGCTACGTGCTCGCGAATCTGCGGCCGCATTGCCTGCGCGAGCTCTGTCTCACGCGCGATCGCCAGGTCGAGGATACGCTGCAGGAGATTTACGACACTATAGCAAAATTGCGATGGGCGCAGATCGTTCGCGTGGCGCTGTTCTCGATCGACGGGCCGCCGGAGCCGGTCGCGATCGCGATCGCCTATCGCCTCACGCCGCGCACGGCGGAGTTTCAGAGCTTCTCCACCGGCAAGTGGGATCACATCGCGCTCGCGTTCCCGCGCTGGTTCAAGCGCGAGGTGGTGCCGGTGCTGGTGCAGAACCGCATCCAGGTCGCGGAGGCAAATATCCTGTGCGAAGGCCCGGCGAATTATCGCTGGTGGCAAACGATGGGGATGTTTCGTAACGGCGATCCAATGCCGCTCGGCGTCAACGGCGAGCTCTATCAGCGGATGGTCTGGCTAAGGGAGGACATGCGCGATGTGCGACATCGGCAAGGCATTCACGCGAGCGTTTACCCCACCGGGAACGGGCGGAGCGGAAGCGGCGGCGATCCAGCAACAGGCCGACATCCAGAAACAGCAATCGGACCTGTCAAAAGCAACGGCTGCATCTTCGGCGGCGGTGGCGCAGGCGATGCAGGAACAGACGAAAGCGATCGAGGCATCGCGCCGCGCCGCCCTCCCGGTGTCCGATAGCGCCTCGGCGCGTGCCGCGGCGGAGGACAAGCTGCGCCGGCTGATGGCGGGCTCGGCGTTCTCGCGCACCTCGGGGCAGCAATTCTTCGGCGAGCCGCCGACCGGCTACCGCATGCTGACGGGACAGTGACATGGCGCTGCATCCGACGACCTTCGGTTTTCTCAATCCGACCGAAAACCAAAAAGAGGACATGACGCGCGCGCGTGAGGCTGCGGCTGAATACGCGGACGTGTTGGAGGAGGTGCTGCCGGAAGGACCCGATAAGACCGACGTGCTGCGGATGCTGCGCACGGTCGCGATGTGGGCGAATGTGTGCATCACACGTCAACCTGATGGGACGCCACGCGATGCCTAGCTGGCAGGAGCTCGAGAAAATTCACAGCGAGATGCGCCAGGAGCGCGCGCTCGAGGAGCGCATGTGGCGCGAGCTCGCGCGCTACCTGCGGCCCGACCAGCAAAACATGGAGGTGTCGTCGCGCACCGATCGCGATTGGGATGTGGCGTTCGATAGCACGCCGCTCTACGCCAACGACGATTTCGTGGGCGGCATGTTCTCCAACGCGACAAATCCGGCGACGCGGTGGTTTGAGCTCGTCATTGATGACGAGGACCTGATGAAGTACGGCCCGGTGAAGGAATATCTCTGGGGCCGGGCGTCGATCCACTACTCGAGCCTGAACGCCGGGATCTCCGATTTCTATCTCAACGTGCCGCCCTGGTTCGCCGACATGGGCGCATTCGGCACCGGCTGGATGAGCCAGGAGGAGCTGCTGGCGAGCACGCGCATCATCGAGCGCGCGATCCCGATCAACGAAATGTTCAAGGGCGTGAACGCCGCCGGCGAGACGAACCGGGTTCACCGCGAGTTCATGCTCACCGGGCGCCAGGCGGAGGATCAATGGAAGGGCCGCGCGCCGGACATGCGGCCGGAGGAGCGCGCCAAGTTCATCCACGCGATCTATCAGAATCCCGAATACGTGCCGGGCCGGCTCGGGCGCTACGGCTTTCCGTGGTTGTCAACCTACGTCTCGCCGGACAAACGCGAGTTCGAAATCAACGGCGGCTTTTACGAAATCCCCTATCACGAAATCCAATGGGCGCGCCGATCGGGCAAAGCCTGGGCGACCGGGCCAGGACACGACGCGCTGCCGGACATGCGCAGCAACGACGAAATGTCGAGGCTCACGCAGGTCGCGATGCAGTTCGAAGCGGAGCCGATGCTGCTTGTTGCGAACGAGGACGTGCTGGTGGCGGAGGAGATTCGTCCGCACGGCCTGGTCTATGGCGGGATGACGAAAGACGGCAAGCGCCAGGTCGAGGTGCTCAAGCGCGGCGAAAATCTGCAGTACCCGATGACGGAGCGGGAACAGCTGCGCAATGCTATCCGCAACGCCTTCAAGTTCGGGCTGTGGCAAATCCTCAAAAACCGCCCGCAGATGACGGCGACGGAGTTTCTCGGCTTCAAGGAGGAGGACCTCAAGCTCCTCGCCCCTCACCTCATGCCGCTGCAGAAGGGGCTTTCGGGATTCGTCACGCGCCGCGACGGCATTCTCTCGCGGCAAGGCGCGTTCCAGACGTTGCAGGTGCCGCAGGAGCTCGTCGGCCATCGCATCCGCATCAAGTTTGAAAGTCCGTTCGAAAAGGCGCAACGCGCGGAGACGGCGCGCGGCACGCTGCAATGGTGGACCTCGCTCGCCGGCCTGGCGCAGCAAACCGGCGATCCCTCGATTCTCGACGTGGTCAACTCCGATGAGGCGGCGCTGCTGCTGCATGAAAGCATGGTCGCCGATCCAAGCGTGCGGCGGAGCGAGGCGCAAATCGAGGCGATCCGCCAGGGTCGCGCCGCGGCACAGCAGCAACAGGCGGACCTCGCCGCCGGCACACAACAGGCGAGCATGGTCGCCGACCTGGCGCACGCCGAACAGGCGCAAACATTGGCGTCGGGGCGCAAGCCGTTAGCACTACCAGCACCGGGAGGTGGATGATGTTCTTGCCGAACGCTTGGTATTTGATTCCGCCGATGACGACGCTCACGACGGCCTGGTGGACTATCCCCGTCGGAGCGGCGCTGTTCGTTCCGCCGGGCTATCGCGCATGACGATAACGGAATGGGCCAAGCGCGCGTTTCGGATGTGGCCGGATGAGCTGCAGCGCGTCCGGCTCGCCGGCGAGTATGCGCAGATGCGCGAGGCCAAGCTGATGCTGGCGGACCTGTGCCAGCGCAATCATGTGTTCCGGCCGGCACCGGACAGCGAAAACCTATTCGAGGCGGGCATCGCAGAGGGACGCCGGCGCGCGGTGCTCGAGCTCCTGCAGCTGACGCGCATCGAACCGATGGCGCTGGCGGAGGTGAACCGCCGGCGAGTGGAGGCGATCGATGTGGCGTAGATTCGAGTTGTTGCGAGCACCGGAAGGGGCCGCCGGCGGTGCAGCTGGTGGCGGCGCAGCTGGTGGCGCAGCTGGTGGCGGCGCAGCTGGTGGCGCAGCTGGTGGCGGCGCAGCTGGTGGCGCAGCTGGTGGCGGCGCAGCTGGTGGCGGCGGTCCCTGGTACGCGTCGGCGAACCTCGACGCGGAGGCGACCGAGTACGTGCGCGGCAAGAATTTCGAAGGGCTCGCGCCGCTGGTGAAGGCGACGCAGACATTCGAGCGCCTGGCGCGCGACAAGAACGTGATGTTCAAGCCGGACCCGGCAAAGCTGATGGAATGGGAGGGCTTCACGGAGCTCGGCTACGACGCCGACCTGGGGCGCTACTCGGGAAAAATTCCGAAGCCCGACGGCGGCCAGGTGGTCAATGAGGAGTTCTGGAACGGCATCCTCAAGATCGGGCACGAAAACAAGGTGCCGCCGACGCAGCTGCAGGCGATCGCGAATTGGGCGGTGAAGTGGGGCAACGAGCTCACCCAGGCGCACGAAACCAAGGTCGCCGGCGAGGTGGCTAAGGCGGAGCAAGAGTTGCGCGGGGAATGGGGCAACGACTACGACGCCAAGCGCACGATCGCCAAGCGCGCGTTTCAGCTGATCGGGATCGGCGCCGACGACACGCGCCACCTCGACGCCGTGCTCGGCGCGCCGCGCCTGGTCAAGGCGTTCGCGCGGCTCGGCGAGCTCCTCGGCGAGGAGCAGCTGCCGCAGGCTGGCGGTGGCGGCACCGTCGGGTTCGGGCGCTCGCCCTCGACCATCACCGCGGAGCTCAAGAAATTCGAAAGCGACAACATCAAAGTTATCAAGGATCGCCGCGACCCGCTCTACGACAGCGTGATGGCGCGCCGGCAAACGCTGATTGATGAGCTCGAAAAGGCGAGCCGACCAGGGAGGACCTGATGGCGGCGAAGCGCAAGAAGTTGAAACCAAAACCGACGGCCCAGACTGCTAGACCAAAGGAGCGAAGCATGGCGAAGAAGCACGACGACGAACCGGAGCGATCGGTGCCGCGGCACACCGAAGCGGTGGAACAGAGCGGCGGCAAGGCGCCGCACCTCTCCGACAAGGCGCAGACGCCGACGCCGGAGGAGGTGGACCGCGCCGTTGAATACATGAGCCAGGCGTTCGCGGCCGCGGTGCCGGAGGAGGCGCTGCGCGAAGGGCAATACGAGCTCCCGGCCGACGATGCGCTGCGGCGGATGAAGAACGACAAAATTCCCGACGGTTCCTATCGTGTCGCCGGTCACGAATGGATTCTGGATTTCGCCGGCGGCCACCTGGTCGGCGTCACGCGCGCGACGGAGGACAGCTCGCCGTCGAGCTACACCAGCGTTCCGCAACCTCGGAGTTGACTCGAAACGAGTCGCAGATAAATATCTCGCGCCCTCCTTGGAGCTCCTCTGCACCGGCGCTCTAGGGACGGGGAGGCCGCACCAAGCTCACGCAGGGCGGCCTCCCCACCAAACGCCAGCATATCCTGCAGGGGGCTGTAGGACCCGGCTGACCAGCGTGGAAAGTCGCGCCGCGACCGGAGCGTATCCGTAGATCGGACCCGCGGAGCCTCGGCTCCAACGCATATCCGATCGAAGCAACCCAAAACCTCAACAGGTTCGACGTTGTCGCTCACAGCGACGGCGTCGGCTTCGATCGTGATGGAGGCCCGCAATGGGTCCGATTACCGACGCACACAAACTCACCTACCAAATGAACGTCGAGCTCGCTGTGCAGCAGATTCGCAGCAAGCTCGAGCCCTCGATGACTTACGAGCCCACGCTCAAGGGTCGCCTCGCCTGCATGCTCGAGCTGATCGGCAGCACGACCGCGGTGCTCAACCTCGGGCGCGCGGCGGACACGCCGAACATCGACAACCAGATCGAGCCGATCTGGATTCAGCCCACGCAAATCGCGTGGGGCAAGATCATCGAGAAAGAGGACGCGATCAAAGCCCTCACCGACTATCAGTCGCAGTTCGTCCAAGCGGGCGCCGCGGCGGTGGTGCGCGCGGTCGATACCATCATGGCGACCGCGGTGTTCGGCTCGCGCCGCATCGGGCTCGACGGCGGCACGACCTCGACCTGGGCGGGCAAGACCGTTCTGAGCACGGTCGGCTCGGCGAACGGCGCGACCGACGTAGGCATGAACGTGGCGAAGATCATCCGCGCCCGCCGGCTGATGCAGGAGGACCAGGTCGATCTTGGCATGGAGGAGCTCTACCTCGGGCTGAATGCGCAGCAGCAGGAGGAGCTGTTCCGCGACCTGACCTACATCAACAGCGACTATCGCGACGCTCACGTTCTGGATCATCCGCAGCGCGTGGACATCCTCGACGTGACGATCCTGCCGCCGCTCGATGGTGCGGCCGCGCTGCCGGACGCCGACGGCACGCATTTCACCGCCGGGATTTGGTGCAAGTCCGGCATGTATTACGGCGATTTCTCGCCGGTCGAAACCCAGGTCCCGCTGCGGCCCGACAAGCTGATGCGTCCGCATCCGCAGATCGAGCGGTGGTGCGGCGCGTCCCGCAGCGAGGACAAGAAAGTTATCAAGATCGTCACCCTAAAGTAGGAGCGAGCGATGGCAGTAGTCGAACGGTATGGGTCGGGAGCTCGGGCGCCTGGCACACTGGACGCGATCGACAGCGTGTTCCGCTGTGCCGAACTCCGGGCGGTCAATTCAACCGTCAAATGCGGCGACGGGGACGAACCGGGCTCGCGCTATGTCGTCGGCTATCTGCCATCGAACGGGCTCCTCGACACTGGCAGCCTGGTGGTGTGGGACGCCACCGGGCTGACCAACGTGGCGCTCGGCTTCAAGGACAATCCAAACGCTTTCGGCGAGTTCGATATGTCGGCGGAGGGCGGCCAGGCCATTATGGACATTCACACGCCAGGCGCCTCCTCGCATTCGGTCGAGTTCGGCATCACCGACATGGACGAACGCTTTTGGAGCCAGGCGCGGCAGCCGCGCGATCCCGGCGGCGAGCTCACGCTCTACGCCACGATCAACGAAGGCGTGAGCGTCGCCGACGCCAAGATCAAGGTGGTGCTCAAGTTCTTCCGGCAGGGCTGACATGACGACAGGGTTCGCGCGGCCGCAGACGGAAGCGGAAATGGCGAGCCTGGCGCTCGGGCACCTGGGCATGTCCGGCATCGCCGACCTCAACGACAACAACATCAGAGCGCGCGCGTGCAAGCAGTTTTACGCGACCGCGCGCGACACGTTGCTGCGGGAAAAATGGTGGAGCTTCGCCGCGGCCTGGATACAGCCGGGCAAGGACCCGCAGCAGGGGCTCGGCCCGCTCAAGGCCCGCTACGTCATGCCGGAGAATTGCCTGCGCATCCGCTACCTGGCCGATGACATGGGCAGCCTGTTCTACGAGGAGGACGGGCGCTGGACGACGGAGGCGATGGAAGTCAAGGACGGCGACGCCCCCAAGGAAGGCGTGGTCCTACTGACCGACCTCGGCGCGCCGCTGGTGAGCTACACCCGGCGCGTAGATGAGGTGCGGCAATGGGACCCGTCGTTCATCACGGCGTTCGGCTACGAGCTCGCGTCCCTGGTCGGGCGCCGGCTCGGGCGCTCGCGCACGCTGGGCGATGACCTGCACGCGCGCGCGGTCGATGCGATCGGCACCGCGGCGACGATCGATTCCAAGAGCAAGGCGCGCAAGACCATCACGCGCACGCCGACGGTGATCCTTGCGCGCACCGGCTGGCGATCGCCGGGCGGCTGGTTCCATTGGTGGTGAGCAATGGCTGATCCGCTTGTCGAGCGAGTCACCTTCGCCGGCGGCGAAATCGGGCGGGCGCTCAAGGCGCGCACCGACCTGGCGCGCTATCAGATTTCAGTCGAGGCGATGGAGAATTTCGTCGTCATGGTCGAGGGCGGCGCCACGCGAACGCCAGGGACCCGGTTCGTCGGGGCGAGCTATTTCTCGCCGCAGAAGGCGCTGCTGATCCCGTTCCGCTTCACCGCGACCGACTCCTACATGCTCGTGCTGCAGGGACAACAGCTGCAGTTCATCCGCAACGGCGCGTTCGTGGAGACGGCGCCAGGCGTGCGGCTGCAATTCGGCGTCGCCTGGCTCGAATCCGACCAGCCGAACATCCGCACGGTGGCGCGCGGCAACGTGATCTTTGTGGCCTGCGGCCGGCTGCCGGTGACGAGCATCATTCGGCAGTCGCTCACCAGTTGGGCGGTGGTGCCGTTCCTGCCGAAGGGCGGGCCGTTCGACCTGCAGAACCTCGACCAGGGGCAAACGACGCTGGTGCAGGCGATCATTCCGGGGCAGGACGTAACGCAGGTCGGCGCGACGGTGCGGATATTCACCAACGGGCCGGCGCTGTTCGACCAGGGACACGTCAATAGCGTGTGGCGGTTCGATGAGGCCGACCTCTCGTTCATTCCCGAATGGGCCGCGGATGAGGACCCTGTCCCGCCGGCGACCGACCTGGTCGGGCAACTGGTGCGCTACAACGGCAACGTCTATCAGGCAGTAGGTGGAACGACCACCGGCATCAATCCGCCGACGCACGAGTTCGGCATCGTGCGCAGCGACTCCACCACCGGCGGAATCTGGCAATTCCGCCACGGTCCTTTCGGCGTGGTGCGCATCAACACGGTCGAGGCGCCGACGCAAGCCGTCGGCACGGTCGAGGTGCCGATCCCAATAAGCTGTTCGCAAGTGTTCGGCTTTCGCTGGTGGCGCGGCTCGTGGAACGACAAGGACGGGCATCCGACTAATCTGGCCTGGGCAAACCAGCGGCTATGGGCGTTCCGCGGCGATCGTTTCTGGGCGTCGTCGTCGGTCAACCCGGAGGATTTCGAGGAGGGCGAGGACGACGCTTCCGCGTTCTCGGGCAAGCTCCTCTCGCCGGAGGCGCACGGTTCGCTGGTGCAAATCCAGTGGGCGGCGAGCGCGGGCAACCTCGTGATCGGCACCTCCGATGTGGAGTGGCGCGTCTCCGGCGGAGCGCAGGGCGGCCCGGTCACCGGTAAGACGGTGACGCCGACGCCGGACACCAAGGAAGGATCGATCCCGCATGTGCCGGCGGTGGTCGATGATTCCATCATGTTCATCGGCCGATCGGGCAAGCGGCTCAACCGCGCCAAGATCGACATCGCCGACAGCGGATCGAACAAGCTCGGCACCGACGAGCCAAGCGTCGGCGTGCGCGACATCTTCGAAGCGCAGCCGGAACATATGGCCTGGCAGCGTGACCCGCATCGCATTCTGTGGATGCAGATGAAAGACGGCACGCTCGCCGGCATGACCTGGATGGAAAAGCAGAAGGTGCTGGCGATGCACCATCATCCGATGGTCAACGCGATCGTGGAGGACATCGCCGCGATCCCCGGCGCCGGCGAGGACCAGGTCTATATGGTCGTGCGGCGACACATCAACGGGCAGGATTTGCGCTACCTTGAACAGCTGCAGCCGTTCTTCAAGCCGAAGGACCTCAACCTGCCGACGGCGGAAGGTGCCTGGTTTGTCGATTCCGGCCTGACCGGCTCGTTCGCGGTGCCAAGTCTGACGGTGTTTGGGCTGGAGCACCTGGAAGGACAGCAGGTCGCGGTGCTCGCCGACGGCGCGATGCAGTCGCCGAAAGTGGTCTTGAGCGGCCGCATCGGGCTCGATCGACGTGCAACCAACGTGATCGTCGGGCTGCCGAAGATTTCCTACCTCCTCGACCTGCCGCGCGACGTGACGACGCAAGGCGGCCCGACCATCGGGCAGGAGAAGGCGACGCGCGAGCTCAACCTCTACCTGGACCTGACCGGCGGCGGACGCGTCGGCAGCAAGCCGAAGGAGGGCGAGCTCCCCACGGAGCCGATCAACGAAACCGGCGACAAGGCATACCACACGCCGATCGACCTGATTTCCGGCCTGCGGCGCATGGTGGTCGAGTCCGACATTCAGGAGGAGGTGCAGCTGTTCGTCCTGTGTGAGGACGCGCTGCCCTGTTCGATCCTCGGGCTTTCGCCGCGGCTACAGGTGGAGGAAACCTGATGTGCGATCCCGTCACCCTGGCGATCATGGGCGGCGTCTCGGCGGCCGGGACGATCGCCGGCGCCGGCGTCAAAGCCTACGGGCAGTATCAGGCCGGCCAGGCGAAAGCGGCGGAGGCCCGCAGCCAGGCCGTTGTCTATGGCGTGCAGGCGAGCGTCGCCAAGAGCAACGCATTTTTCCTCAACAGCGAAGCCGACATTGTCGATAGCTCGACCAGCCTGGCATTCGCCAAGGCGGCGCAGGGCGAAAGCCGGCTGCGCAAGACGGCAGACCTGCTCGAGGGGAAGAACCGCGCCGACGCCGCGGAGCGCAACCTCGACCCCACGACCGGCTCGCCGATCCTGATGCAGATGCGCAACGCGATGCAGTTCCAAAGCGACATCGACACCATCCGCGCCACCGGGCAGATGGAAGCGGCGGACATCAAGATGCGTGCGGCGAACCTGCGGCAGCAAGCGGTCGGCGAGCAAGGCAAGGTGTTCACCGCGACAATCTCCGGCGACAGCTCGCGCCTGGCGGCTTCGAACTATGAGATCGCCGGCACGATCAACGCCACCTCTGAGCTCCTCGGCGGGCTCGCCAAGACGTTCAATCCAAGCTCGTTCGGTAAAGGCTGATGGCAACCGAAGATTATTTTGCGCGACTGAGCCCACCGCAGGGGCCGGGCATTGTCGTGCAGCCGGCGCAGGGGCCGGCCATGCCGCGGCTCGATACCGGCGCGACCGCGGTGGCGGAGGCGCTGGTCGGCGCCGGCAAGGTGGTCGAGGACATCGGAGTCAAGTGGGCGAACGCCACCGACCATATCGGGGCGAACCTGGCGCTCACGGATTTTGCGCAGAAGGCGAATGCGCTCGAGCACGGCTCGAGCCAGGACCCGAACTATTTTATCGCGCCGGACAAGCTCAAGGCCGGGCTCGAGGACGCCAAGCGCCAGGCGCTCGAAATGGTGCGCGATCCGGTGCGGCGATCGGACCTCGATCGCGTGCTGACCGGCCGCATCATCAACTCGATGAATGTCGCCAGCAACGCCTCGCGCAGCCGCGCCATCGAGGGCGCGCGCGGCGCCGCCGATGCGCTCGACCAGGACACGCTGGCGCGCTGGCAGAAGAACATGGGCGATCGGGTGGCGCAGGAATCGATCGTGGTGGAGCGGTTCAAGGGCATCGACGCCGACGTGAAGAACGGGATCTACACCGCGCACGCCGGCGAGGAGCGCAAGCGCAAGCTCGGGCATGAGGTTGACCAGGCGCAGCTGATCTATGACACGCGCACCGATGCGGCCGGCACGGCAAAGCGGCTTGAGGACCCGACCAACTATCCCAGGCTGACGCCGACGCAGCGCCAGGTGGCGATCACCCAGGCGAATAACCAAGACCTGCAGAACACCTCCGACTATGTGCGCGGCCAGGCGCAGCGCGGCGACCCGGTGGTGCGCGGCGCGGTCGAGCTCGCGACCAGGCCGCAGGAGGACGCGCAACTGGTGACGCCGGGCAACGTCAACCCGCTGGACCTGGGCGGCGCGCCGCCGGCGACGATCGAGCGCAACGGGCAATCGATCGTGATCCCGACGGTGGACGCGGTGACCGGCAAGACGCTCACGCGCGATGAAGCGGCGGCGCAATACGATCGCAGCGGACGCCAGCTCGGCGTCTATGCCACCGCGGAGGAGGCGGCAACCTATAGCCAACGGTTAACGACGGCGCAGGAGGCGCTGATGAAAACGCCGCAGGGGCAGGCGATCATGCGATTGCCGCCGCACATGCGGTTCCGCGCGCTCGAGGGCGCCAAGCACGACATCAACGCGCTCGATACCCAGGCCAGGCAGGACGCCGATCGCGTCGCCGCCTGGCAGCGCGACACAACGGATGCGGTGCAGATCGTCAAGGACGGCGGCAGGCTATCGGACCCGGCGCTGCGGGAAATCTACAGCATTCAGGGCGCATCGTGCGCGCGCTCGGGCGGCACCGGGCCGGCCTGCAAATTCATCAAGGACCTCGACACGGCGCTGACGCTCGCGCCGATCATTGACGAAGGCTACAAGATGGAGCCGGCGCGGCTCGGCGCTGCGATCATGGGATTGCGCGGGCAACTCACGGCCGCCGGCGCCAACCCTGACTCGGCGCAGTTCAAGGCGTTGCATGCCCTCGAGGCCACGCTCAAGGAACAGACGCGCATCCTCAAAGAGGAGCCGGTGGCGCTCGGGCAGAAAACCGGCACGTTCAAGATCGGCGACGTGAACCTGGCGGCGGCGGCCGCCGGCGCGCCCGATGCACTCTCGGCGCTGGCAAACCGCGGCCGGCAGGCGGAGGACGTGCGCACAAAGTCCGGCGGCGACGGCTCGCCCTGGCTCGTTTCCGACCTCCCGCAGTTGAAGCAACAATGGGCCGACGCCGACGCCGCCGGCAAATACAAAATCCTGGCGGCGCTGCGGACCACCATGCCGTCGGTCGAAACCTACCAGGGCGCCGTCGCGGCGATCGGCGGCGACAGCTACGCCACCGTCAACATGCGCAACATGCTGGCGCGCGACCCGGAGCTCGCCAAGCAAGTCGTGCGCGGTGGCGTGATCCTTGCGGTGGACAACGATGCGAAGGTGAAAGCGCAGGAAGTCCGCGCGCAGCTCCTCGCTTATGTTGGCAGCGACATCTACCAGCCGGAGCAACGGCGCCAGGCGATCGACCTGGCGCTCAACCTCGACGCGACGCGGCGGGAGAGCTCGGGCAAGCTCTATGACCCGAACGCGACCGAAGGGCTCAAGAAAGCCTGGGAGGACGTAAACGGCCCGATCGAGGTGATTAACGGCCGGCGCACGCCGATCACGCCGGGGATCACGCCGGGCAATTTCGCCTCCGCGCTGGTGCGGCTCGATGACCGCGACGTGCTGCGCATGGGCGGCGCCTATGACCGCGCCGGGAACTCGCTCTCGGCGCGCGAGCTGCAGGGCGCGGTGCTCAAGCCGACGGAGCCGGGGAGCTCGCTCTACTACGTCGGCATGAAGCGGCCGACGACGGAAGCGCCCGATGGCTTCATGGGCTTCTTCGACGTGGAGGGGCGGCCGCTCAAGATCGACATGGGCTACCTGACGCGGGCGCATCCGTTCTCGGCGATCGACACCCTCAACACGCTCGGCGTTCTCCCCGGCGGTGCGAAGATTCCGGCGACCACGCCGGCGCGCACGCCGCAGCGGGCTTTCGATTTTGACCAGGCGGTGCTCGGCGACCTGCGCTCGCAATTTCCGAACGACAGCGAGGCGCAACTGCGCGAGCGGCTCGACGCGATCAACCGCCAGATGGACACGCCGCATTCGAGCGACATGCGGTTCCTCGATTTCCTCGCCGGCATTCCGACCGGCGAAATCTCGGGGCCGGAATCTCTCAACGTCGAGGACCGCCGCGACGAGCGGCGCATGTCCCCGGTGGAGCAGTTCGGCCGACAGATGATCGCTTATATGCGCCTCCGGGGGCACACGCCGCTTTATCGAGGCGCCGACCCGACCAAGGTTGATCCGATGCTGAATGACATCGGCTATTGGGACGTTGGGCTTCCCCCGCGAGAGAAAAAATGAACGAGCTCGAGGGATACGAAGCCGATTTGATGAGCCGCGGCGCCGCGCCGCGACCGATGACGATGGGCGAAATTTGGACTGCGAACCTCGAGGCGACCGGGCTCGATACGCTTTCGGGCCTGGGACGGCAGAAGGTCAACGCCTATGAGGACCTGCGCCAGGCGGTGCAGACGGCATTCCCCGACCAGATGCTCGGCGAGCTCGCGTCGGCGCGCGGCCGCAAGTTCGGCGGCAAGCTCGAGGATAACGTCGCCACGCTCAACGCGATTATCGAGGGATTGCCGGAGGACAAGCGCAAGGAGCTCGCGCCGCTGCAGGACATCGATGCGCGCGCGGAGGAAAAGGCGGCCCAGATCGAAGCGCGCCAGGCGGAGGCGGCGAACCAAACCTACGGCTTGAGCGGTCACGCCTGGGCATTCACGGCCTCGCTGGTCGGCGCCATGCGCGACCCGGTTAACCTCGGCGTCGGCATCGCAACTGCGCCGCTCGGCGGCCCGCTCACCGCGGTCGGGCGCCAGGCGATCGTCGCCGGCGTGACGCAAATCCCTATCAGCGCGGAGGTGCAGAAGCGCCGACGCGAGCTCGGGCTCGAGGCCGGCTTTGTGCCGGGCGCGATCGAGGCCGGCGCGGCGGCCGGCATCGCCGGCGGTATCAGCCTGGTCGCGAAGGGCGGCTCGGCGGCATTCGGTTGGCTCGGCCGGGCGGCGCGAGCTCCGGCGGTGCGCGGCGTTCCCTCACCGGAGCCGCGCGTGGAGGCGCAGCCTGGTGTGGCGCCGGCGCCGGCGGCACCGGCGCCGGCGCCGCGACCGCCGGAGGAGCAGCTGCCCCTGTTCACGCCGCCGCCGGGGCGGCCGCCGGCGGCGCCGCCGGAGCAACTGCCGGTGACCGGCGAGCAGCTCGCCGCGGCGCAGCTCCTCCATGAGCGCGATCGGCTGATCCTCGATGCGCCGGCGCGGCCGCAGACGATCGCCGGGAAGGAGCTCCACGAGCGCCAGGTGGTCGAGCACGCGACCGCGCTCGAGCAAGCGCGCTCGCCGGATGAGCGGGTGAGCTCGGTCACCGACAGCGCGCCGCCGCAGATCCGGCAGGAGGCGAGCGGCGGGCGCGTGATGGTCGAGGCGGGCGCCGACGCCACCACCGGGCCGGTGCCGTTCGCGCCGAAGTTTGCGGCGCGCATCGCGCAATGGTTTGAAAACGCGACGCAAGACCTAATCCGGCCAGGCGGCGGACGGATGGCGGTGCGAGAGATGCTTGTGGAAGCCGACGACGTGATCGGCTCGCACGACCTCGAGGGCCGGCCGAACCCCGCCTTTCCAGTGAAGGAAATGCAGCCACGCGATCGCTCGGGAATGGCATCGCGGCTGTTCGTGCAGGAGAAGGGGGCGGAGCTCGAGCCTGGACTCCTCGGGCGATCGCCGACGGCGGCGACCGGCGCGCCGGTGATCGGTCCCGATGGGGTGATCGAGAGCGGCAACGGTCGATGGCTGATTATTCAGGAAGCCTATGCGCGCCACGCCGACCGCATCGAAGCCTATCAGCAATTTCTCCGCGACCTGGGCTACGACCTGACCGGCTTCAAAAAGCCGATGCTGGTGCGCATGCGCGAGGGCGAGCTCACCCTGGCGGAGCGCGGCCGCCTGGCGCTCGAGGCGAACATATCGCCGACGGCCGGGCTCTCGCCGCGGGAGCGCGCCTTTGCCGATGCGAAATTCCTCGATGAGGTGATGCTCTCGCGCCACGCCGGCGGTGATGTGACGCTCACGCGCAACCAGCCATTCGCGCTCGCCTTCGCCGACGTGGCGGTGGCACCGGAGGAGCGGCCGAACTTTATGACCGCCGACAACACGTTGTCGGCGGAGGGCGCGCGAAGGATCGAGGCGGCGCTGGTGGCGCGCGCCTACGGCGCCGACGATGTGGTGACCGGGCTCTATGAGGCGGCCGACGCCACCTCCAAGTCGATCCTGGGCGGTCTCGCCGACGCGGCGCCGACGGTGGCGCGGCTCAAACTGTCGATCGAACAGGGGATCGTGCCGCCGGAGGCGGACCCGACGCCGGCGCTCCTCGAGGGCTTCCGCCAGGTCGATGCGGCGCGCCGGGCCGGCTTCAAGATCGGCGAGGTGATCTACCAGGCCGACCTCGAGCGTGGCGCCGTGCCGGAGGACGTGATCGCCGCGGCGCGGCTCTATTTCCGCAACGCCGAAATGACGCAGCCGGCCGGCCGCGACACGATCGCGGAAAGGATCGAGAGCGCGGCGAACCGCGCCATGAACCAGGTCAACGCCGTCGCCGACCTATTCGGCGACAAGCCGCCGACCGGGACCGCCTCGCTGCAGTCGGCGGTGCTCACCGGCACGAACCTGAGTCACCTCGAGGTGGGCGGCGCCGGCCGCGAAGTGATCCGCGAAGCGGTCAAGAACAAGTGGACGCGCGAGCAAATCCAGAACCTCGAGCAAGTGAAGGCGGCGCAGGCGCATGCGGAATCGCTGCCGAAAACCGACCAGGCGGAGGGCTATCTGAGCGAAAGCTGGAAGCGCAACCGCGAGTTCAATTTCGAGCTCGAGGGCGAGAACGGCACGCCGCGCTTCGAGACGGTGACCGGGTACGACAACGGCATCCTGCGGCTCGAGCAGAAGGCGGCGAGCTACGCCGGCGGCAACCTGCAGCAAGGCAAGACCGCCTGGCTATTCCTGGGACCGCCGGCGGCGGGCAAATCCGGCTTTGCGGAGTCGGTGGCGAAGAAGGTGGGCGCCGCGATCGTGGATTCCGACGACGCCAAAAAGACGCTGCCGGAGTTTCGCGGCGGCGTCGGCGCGACCGCCGTGCATACGGAGAGCACCTACCTGGCGGCACAGGTGCAGCGGCAATTTTTGGAACGGGGGGAGAACATCATCCTGCCGCGGGTCGGGCACGACACCGCAAAGATGATTCAGGTGATCGAGGAACTGCAGAATTTCGGCTATAAGGTAAACGTCGCCCACATTTACGTGGAGGAGAACGAAGCCTATCGCCGGATGATTAGCCGCTGGCTGGACAGCCAACGGCTGATCGACGCCAGGTACGTCGAACAGGTCGATAGCAATACCCCCAAATCGTACCTATCTATCAAGGAGAGGGTATCCCTAAATGACGCCGCCGAAATCGACGCCACCGGGCCGCGGGGCGCCCACAAGCTCACCGACGGAGACGGCGAGCTCGCGAAGCTCCTCGACGAAGCCCTCCGACCCGAAGCTCCCGCCGGTGCTGGACCTGGACGCGGTGGAGAACGAGGCAACCTTGCAAATGCTGCGCGAGCTCCTGGCGGAGAGGGGGCCGCTCCCGGCGGACGAGCTCCTGCAGAAGGGGCACCCGTCACCCCCACCGAAGAAGGACTAAGACCGGCCGCGCCCGCGGCCGCCGCGCCGGAGAAACTCGGCGACAAGGTGCTTTCGGCCGACGCGCAACGCGCGCTCGAG